CGACTAAACGCCGATAAAGTAAAGATGACGGTCATAAGGCTCTCATGGCAAGGAAAAAATTTCCCACCCCCGATAAAGGAGATGGTACAAAACCTTTGTCATATGACAATTTGAAGTTATCTAGTAACATCTTTACTTTATCGGTATTTTAAGAGATCTTACATTTAAGTAAGCTCACCTATCGCCGTCCGATAGGATTAATTTATAGTCTTTCGACTTTCCTAAGCCCCTCCTAGTTTGCAGTAGGAGTGCTAAGGACAATCACAGTTGGTACATTAAGAAAGAAAACAAATGAAAAATCAGTTCCTATAGCAAAATGCTGCTCAAGAGCAATGGAAGTACAATTTGTTGTATTTGCTATTGGGGAGAGCATATACTCTACCTGAATCGACTCAACATTAGTACCATCTAGATTGGAACCCAGTGTAATCTTTAAAGGATCAGTCGATCTGAACCTAAATTTAGAGTACATAGGGGCTTGGATTTGCAAACCGTTCTGTGTTAAACCGTTCATCAACGATTGACCTTCAGAACCAAGTGGAATATTATCATTAAAATATTTGGTCACAGCTGAATACGTGGAACCTGTCGCAATATTTGTACTATTACGATAGACCGCACGAGAGCTCCTACCTGATGTGAAACGTTGTGCTTTTATATGTGTAATAGCACCATTAGACGAATCAAAATTATATGTCCAATTGGCCGAACCTCTATATCCTCTGTAGCAATAAGCTAGCCAATTCCATGGAGTAACATAATTATAATTATAATTAAAATTACTACCAGGAACAAGCGTACCGACAGCCGACTCAATTCCGTTAGGATCATACCCCCTATATAAAGGGACATGAGCATGAGTAGAAGCAAAGAATAGAAACTGATGGGTAGAATCTGCTCCATTATAATTAATTCGCGTAAGCGAAGTTCTTCGTAATAGACTTCTAAGAGACGCAAAGCGCTCCCCCTGATAAACCAAATAAGAATTTGTATCAGTAGTAGCAGACTTCTCACCAGCAGTGACAATCTCTGGTTCATCATAAGATACAAGGTCCTGAGACTGGAGATTAAAGAAAGTAGTTTGTTGGGGTGGAACAATGGGATTAGCAAATTCCACGTTATCACTCCCTCGAACACTAACTAAAACCTCAATATCTGACGTACTCGTAGGAGACGTCAGTACGGTTAAACACTTAACACTTAAATATCCATTGTGGACAGTAGAATCATAAGAAGGCCCAATAGGCGTTCCATTACTACCATAATCTATAGACAAATATTTAGAAGAATCTTTAAACATTCTTGTATACTGCCACTCAGTTGCCTGAACGTAAGGTATACAAACTTCTATGTCTGTACTTTCACTAATATCCACAATTTTGGTAAACACTTGGTTCGATGCATTAGCAACCGTTCCAATGTTTCCTGTAGGGTCCCACTGTATTAGGACTCTACCTCGATGAAATTTTGAACAGATAAATCTAAATCTAAAAATAATATCTCCCCTCCAGTATCCAAATAAATTGGAAATATGACACAATGGTGTAGGTGCGACATAAGTCACAGGAGCACCAGAAGTTTCATAATCTAATAAATGCGGAGAGACAAATAAATTAAATAACAGATCATCCGTAACATTACTATGAGTAAAATTAAATTGCGTAAGATAACTCTCACGCATCACAATGTTACTGATCATCATTTCATCAGTCCCATCTAACCCGCAACAACGAGTATCGACGGACAATTCCTGTTTAGGATCCAAAGTCAATTTATCTATTGGTGCAGAAATATCTGCACTCGCTAGAGCTGGAAATGGTAAATTCTTAAGTGGACATACAGCTTCCACAACTGGGGTATCGGTAAAACCAAACAGAGACGCTACAGCAGCGACCCCACTCGAAATCATTTCCGTAGCTTTAGCATACGGACCTATAACTGGAATATTTTTAAGTTTTGAAGCTATGTTTGCAACCGCAGAAGCAGGTTGCGAAACAATTCCATGATTGGGATTAGAATACTCTGTTTTAGCCTGTAAATCAAGATCTTCAGACTGCAGGGCCAAATTTGTTGTTGCACCCATTAGTCGAACATCTGTTGCCCAAGCATACACGGAAATAGTAACTCCAGATCCAGCAGAAACCCCGGCGTTTTGTAACGTCGAAAAACTATTCATTGAAATAGTACCCATATTCTGAAAAGCACTACGAGTTCCAACTGGAAGCCAATTTTGATAATAGAAAAATGGCAAAACTAATTCCCCTCCTTGACAAGTCTGTGGAAAGATTTTAATATGTGGACGCTGAGTCATTGGTATTAACTGTCGTCCATTATTTGTGGAAACATTAGTATTTATACTATCTGTATTAAAATCTGTTATGGGGCAATAACTCGCTATAGAAGCACCATAATAAAATGGCGATGCGTTCAAAACAAACTTAACATGCAAATTGCATGAAATAAAAGCATAATTATCCAACTTCTTAGCTACAGATGTAGCATGAAAATAATTATCCCACGGTTGGAATGTAGTATTTAAAGTACTACCTTCAGTCCAAGTAATGTTTTGTATACGCAGAGGTCTCTCTAAAAATTTTGCTAATTCCGTAGAAGGCAAATAATCATTATAATAAGACGGATCTGCAACGGGTGTAAAATCGATAGTAACACCAGGATTTTCATCGAGGTATTCCACAACAACTTGGTCGAGAGTATTACCAGGAATACTGGTAGTTGAAGCGGTATGGGAACCAGGTTCCACAGAGGAGCTCTCAACATCCTCACTCTGTAATTGTAACAATGACAAATCCGTTGCTGGATAGTCAGGAAAATTCAAAGTTCTCCTGACTTCCTGCAAATGCAAGATATA